GAATATTTTAGAAAAATATATTACGATATTATTCAAGATAAACTATTAAATAATCCAATTGATACAACTAAATATAATGTAATGCATGGAGTAAAATCTATTAAAGAAAAAAGAACAATTGATATCATAGCTGTTGCTAGTAATGTAAATAGATCTGTAAAAAATGTTAAATTTGTTAAAGATATTATTACATTTGATAAGAGATTCAGAAAGAAAAAAATTGTTATTATAGGTGAAAATACTCAAGAATTATTTGGTGATCTTGAAGAAAATTATAATATTGAAATAATATCTCTAATAAAACAGCAGGAAGTGGAATCTTATTTAAGAAAATCTAAAATAATTATTATTCCTTCATTATTCGATAGTAATTCAAATGTTTTTAGAGAGGCAGTTTTTGCCGGTGTTATTCCCTTTATTTCATGTAATGTAGCACATCCTAAAAAATATCCAAACTTTTTAAAATTAGAAACATATGACGCTGTTGAATGGGCATATAAAATAATGTATGTTCTTGATAATCATCATGAAACAACTCAAAAATATAATTTACAAAATTTATTTTCTAATAACGATGATTTAATGGATTTTGTTTTATAATCCTAATAATTTTCACGTCTATAATAATGGATTACTCTGTTATTATAGAAGAAGATTTTACAAATAATAATAATCTTGATGATCCAATGTTAAGCAGGGTTTTTGAATTATTGCAAAACGAACCTTTAAATATAGTATTTTCTCCTGATAGTAATCAAAATACAAAAGATGACATACCTATACAAAATGATAATTTTCAAGAAATTATTGATAATGAAATTCAATTAAAAAATGAAATTGAAGTATTAAATGTAGAAGCCCCCCAATTACAAATTGAAGTTGCCACATTATCAAGTGAAGTAGAAATAATAAATAGTGAAGAATGTAAAGAAAATATCGTTAATGAAAACAAAATATTTGATAGGATTTTTGAATTATTTAAGGAAGATTCAATTATTCCTATTAATAAAGAAGGGGAAAATATAGTAGAAAGTGAAGATTTACAATCCTCCAATAAAGAATCAATAAAAAATGTTATTAAGGATGAAAATCAAATTAATAATAAGGTTTTAGAATTGTTTAAAGATGAATTAATAAATATATTTCCTTTTCATAATATTTATACATATGTTTTGTATATTACCGAAAAAGAAAAAATAAAATTTAAAGAACATTACAATAAATGCTCATATAAATTTAATTATGAATTCTATCTTGGAGCAAATGGGTATGCGTTTAAGCTTTATTTTAATAATTTCTTAAAGAAGCGAAAAGAAGAAGTGAAAGATAATCCCATAGCTATAAAAATTAAAGATCTAATTGGAGGTAAAAAATTTTATTTAAAAAATGAAAAGCAGTTAGGACATATTAGATCTTTTATAAATATTATAAGAAATGCAAAAAAAAATAATTACAAAAAAATTTGTATTTTAGAATCTGATGTAATCTTTCACAAAAATTTTGAATTTCTCTTAAAAAAAAATTATAATTTAATCCAATCTTCCTCACTTCTTTATTTAGGTTCCAATGATCGATCAATTAGCATAACTACAAATCTTTTGCCTTTTAATCCTGATAAATCATATTCTAAATTAAAAAAGAAAAAACCTAATCTAAGTCAAGAAGAATTATTAGCAGAAGTTGAAAAAAAAAGAGTAAGTCATCATAAAAAAAGACTTCAATTTAAAGATATAATAAATAAAAATGAAAATTATTTTAAAAATGAAGGAAAATATATACCTGTTTGTCCATATGGTACTTTTGCTATGATAATAGATGAGTCATTATTTGATATTATTCTTGAAGTTTTAGATTTACAAATATATCCAACTGATGTACTATTTTTTTATGTGCAAAGTATTCTAAAAGACGACCAATGGGGAGTACTTTTTCCAAATTTGATAATTTGTGATGTTAGTACGTCATCGATACTTGATGATCGGAATCAAGAAGCATTTGCTGAAGGAAGAGGATGGGATTTAAATTATTATAATTCGTAAGTTATTTTAAAAATATTTATCAATATTTTTAAAATGAAAATTATTACATATTGTCTAGATGAAACAATTACTCCAATCGAGCATATTTGTATAAAAAGCTGGTTAAATAATGGATATGAAGTTGATTTATATACTTACTCAAAAAATCCAACTGATTTAAAAGTAAATATAAAAAATGCTGAAAAATTAATTAAAATAGAAGAGATAAATAAAATATTGATTAAAATGTCCAAAAAATTCTTTTTTAAAATTAAATTAATGTATATATTAGGTGGTATAGTTATTGATCCAGATGTTTATTGTATAAAATATTATAATTTTGAAGAAGAATCACTTGTTTCCTGTAGTCCTACACCAAATTACTTAGATAGTTATCCAGATTTTTCAATAATGAAGTTTCCAAAAAGATGTAAAGAAATACAGTATATAGTACATCATTTTTTTATGTTATATAATGATGTTATTAATGGATATAATACATTATTTAATATAAATATGATTTTAATGAAATTAGTTAATAAAGTTTTTATTTTGAACAAGAAAGAATGGAAATTTTCTAATTCATGTTATGAAGAACACTGGAAACTTCAACTAAAATTACCTATAAATATTGAAAAATTAAAGAATTTTGAAGGTGGTAAAAAAGATTACATTGTAGATATAAAAGATCTAACATATTTTGTAAAAATTTGGCAAGATTGGTATATACAATATATTCCCAATTTTGATATAATAAATTATAGAGAAAGTCTTTTAGCAAAATTACTTCGTGAAAAATCCTCAAAATAAATATTTATTTTTTTAATGGAAGTATCTAGTTTATGGATTGGTGGTGATCTACCTAAAATTTCTATACTATGTATCCAATCTTTTCTAAAAAATGGATACAAATTTAATCTTTATACTTATGATAAAATTAATAATATTCCAAAAGGAACTACTGTTAGAAATGGAGAAGATATTCTACCTAAAAGTGAAATTTTCACATATAAAAATGGGTCTGTCTCTGCTTTCTCCAATCTTTTTAGGTTCACTATGATTTATAAAACTGGTGAAGTATGGGTTGATACTGATATATTTTGTAGAAAATCATACGATTTTTCCCAATCAAAAATACTTTTAGTATCTGAGCCAGATGAAGAATATAAAAAAGAAAAACCAACTTCCAATTTAATTCAATTTCCAAAAGAAGATCCAATCATGAAAAGAGCAATTGAAATATGTGAGTCATATAAAGACAAAATAGAAACTGGTGAATTTAAATGGGGATTGGGACCTCTAACTATTAAAAAAATAGTTGAAGAATTTAAACTAGAAAAATACATACAACACTGGAATTTTGCAAATAATTGTAATAATCATCATTATCAAATACTCTATTCAAATAAAATTGTTAGTAAATATGCAAAATTCCCAATTTTTACATTAAAAAATGCTCCAAATGATAATTATTTTATTCATTTATGGAATGAGCATTTTCGATATAAGAAAACTCCAGTGGTTGAAATGTTTAATGGTGATAATATTTTATCCTCTATGTGGAACTCAGTTTTTGATTATCATATACTCAACAAAAATGAAAAAATATTGATTACTGGTGCATCAGGATTAGTCGGGACTGCTCTTGTTAAATCAATGAAAGATTACAAACTTTTCACTCCTAGGTCAAAAGAATTAAATATACTTGATTATAACCAATTGGATGAATATCTTAAAAAAAATAAAATAACTGCAATAATTCACTTAGCTGCAAATGTTGGAGGACTTTTTAAAAATATGAACTTTAAAGTAAATATGCTAGAAGATAATTTATTAATGAATTTTAATATCATTAAAGCTGCTCATAATAATAAAATAAAAAAAATAATAAGTTGCCTTAGCACATGTGTTTTCCCTGACAAAACTACTTACCCAATTAATGAAAAAATGCTTCATGACGGTCCTCCTCATTTTTCCAATGATGCATATGCTTATGCTAAAAGAATGGTTGATGTTCATAGTAGAGCCTATCGAGAACAATATAAAGACAATTTTGTAAGTGTAATACCTACTAATATTTATGGACCAAATGATAATTATAATCTAGAAGATGCTCATGTTATTCCAGCTTTGATTCATAAATGTTTTCAAGCGAAAAAACATAAGAAAAAATTTACTGTGAAAGGATCAGGAAAACCTCTAAGACAATTTATCTATAGCGAAGATCTCGCAGAACTTATTCGATGGATCTTTATCTACTATGATGACGAAGAACCAATTATTTTAGCTCAAGAGGAAGAATATTCAATTGGAGATGTTGCTAAAATGATTGCTAAAGAATTTGATTATGAAAAATTCATCGTTTTTGATACAACTGGTGCAGATGGACAATTCAAAAAGACAGCTGATAATTCAAAATTAAAAAGATTTTTAAAAGAGCACAATATAAAAATAAATTGGACTCCAATTGATGTTGGTATTAAAAAATCAGTTCATTGGTTTATAGATAATTTTGAAAAAGCTAGAAAATAATTCTATGAACAATCACAATCAACCATTTCCTTTATTAAATCATAAAATGATGTCTCAGGATTCCATCCTAATTCTTTTCTTGCTTTTGTTGAATCTCCAAGAAGTTCATCAACCTCCGCTGGACGAAAATATTTTTCGCTCACAAAAATTAATTCTCTACCAGTATTATCGTCATATCCAATCTCATTTAATCCCTCTCCTTTCCATTTTATATTAAACCCTCTCATCCCAAATGCAATCTCAATAATTTCTCGAACAGAATGATATTCGCCTGTAGCTAAAACATAATCATCTGGTTTATCTTGTTGGAGCATTAACCACATTCCTTTGATATAATCATTTGCATGTCCAATGTCTCGCAAAGCATTTAAATTTCCAACAACTAACTTATCTCTCTCCCCCCTTAGAATCATTCCTAATCCTCTACTCACTTTCCTCTCTAAGAAAGTTTCTCCTCTTCTTGGACTGCTATGGTTAAAAAGAATTCCATTAGAGCAAAACATATTGTATGATTCTCTATAATTTTTTACAATCCAAAAACCATATAACTTAGCACAACTATATGGAGATCTTGGATACATTGGTGTCGTCTCTTTTTGTGGTACTTCTTGCACTTTCCCATATAATTCACTTGTAGAAGCTTGGTAAAATCTAGTTTTATCCTGCAAACCAGATGATCTTATTGCTTCCAATAGTCTTAAAACTCCCATGCCATCAATATTACCAGTGTACTCCGGCATTTCAAAACTAACTTTAACGTGACTCATTGCTCCCAAATTATAAACTTCCAATCTTTCCATATCTGGATAAGTATTTTTAATTTCATACATAATATGCAACAAATTAGCAGGATCACTAAGATCTCCATATCTTAAAATTAAATTTTTGTTAACATATAGATGATCAATTCGTTGCGTATTAATGTGAGAACTTCTTCTTATTATTCCCCAAACAAAATAGCCTTTTTCTAATAATAACTCTGCTAAGTATGATCCATCTTGACCAGTAATACCAGTAATTAATGCTACTTTAAACATTAATTACTCTTATTTTTTTAATATTTTAAAAAAACGATTTGCATAATTTTTCATAGTATAATTTTTCGCATAATCATATCCTTTTTTTCTCAATTCATCCAATTTATTATCATTTTCTAAATAGTATTCTAAAACTTTTATTATTTCATTATCGCTCATTTTCATATTAATTTCAATTACAAATTTTCTAAATTCATCCTGTTGTTCATCTGGAATATCTCCAGCAATTACTCCTTGACACATTGGAATTTCAACGTATTTTCCAAATCTACTTTTAGGTTTTCCAGTACAAGTCACACAAATTTTAGCTGAGCTTATTTCATCCGCAAAAATGTTTAAATATTTATCAGTATAACTATCATCGTGTGAATATCCTGGATGTTTAACTATTCCAACTCTCCATTTTTCTTTCAATCTCTCATTTATTAATTTTGACATTCTATCTCTCAAAGGATAATGTAATTCTCCCAATCTATTTTTACTTCCATATCTTCCACATAATAAAATATCATACATGATTGGAACATCCCTCTTATAAAAAATAGTTTTCTCCGCACTATGAGGAATATTAAAAAATTTTACTTTTTTATTTTTATGCTCACAGTAAAAATTATAAAATGATTTCCAAAATTTATAATCATTCTCATGATGACATATTACAATATCAGCCATGCTTTCATCAATCTCTTTTCTTGTAAATTCAAATTCATACATTTCATTATAGATTAATATTTTCTTAGCTGTTATATCTTTCAATCCCAAATAATTCAATGGTTTATAAATGATTATATAATCAGGATTTTCTTCATATTTTTTCAAATTATCACCAACTGTTTTTTTATCATCATATCCTTCCCAATTAATACCCCAAAATTTAAAATCACATTCCTTGGATATAGCAAAAGCACAATGAAATCTAACTCTGGACATTTTTTCAATATATTCTTTTCTATCAAACAAATAAATAATTCTCATAATGATAAGAATTAATTAATTTATAAAAATTTACTAATTTTCAAAAATTTCTCATTCAAATTCTCATTTAATATTTCTATCATCCTAGTATTATCTTTTTCACTTAAAAATTCAAAATCTCCTTCTAATTTACTAAAATATTTTCTAATTTTATTCTTATTCTCTAACAATATATTTTTATCATTTGGTAACTTGTCATAAAGAATACTACTCAATTTAATCATATCAAAAAAATTATATCCATAATCACCTTCCTTTAATTCTCTTAGTTTTCCTCTTATTAAATTTGGATTAAATTTGAAACTATCAAAATAAATATTCCCATTTTTAGCAGCATACTCAATTCTATCTTTTGTTCTATCAATTACAAATTTTAATAATTTTTCTTTATTTTTTAATGTCTCCGGTTTTAATCCAAAATGATCAAGATTGCCCCATTTTTTATAATAAGCATTATACCATCGATAGTGTTTTTCTATAAATAAGTTTTTATCCATGAAACTGCAATCATAATTAAATACTTTTATATCTTTTCCTTCATAAATATATTCCCTCATCTTTCCATCAATTATTAATTCATTTACGTAATTTTTATTCCCAACATAAAATCTATCCATATCATTTTCATTTTCTTCTAATATCAATTTTCTATTAATACAGTAAATCCCTTTCTTATAAATCATCCAATGCAAATTATCCAAATAATTATATTTCGGTAAATATATTTTGTGATATTTTTGATTATTTGTAAAAATTTCTCTTAATATTTTTTCATCATCATATTTGAACACATAATCTATATCAAACTTAACGCAAAAATCTCCTGTGCATTTTTTTAAAGCGTAATCAAAATGATAAGTCATTACATCGTATATCCAATCCTTAGGCCACAAATGAGTTTTATATATTTTTATTTTCTCACCTAATTTACGTATTTCTTTTTCACTCTCTTTTTCATTCCTACCCAGTACTACTACGACTTCATCAGCCAATGGAAGAATTGATTTAATAGATTCTATAATGGGATATTTATTTTTAAATGGTTCTGTTGCTATACAAAAAAAAGAAATTAGCATTTAATCAATAATATAAAATAATATTGATATCAAAACTAACGTACTATCCAATAAAAAAAGGGAAATCGAACTATATCTATTTTAATATTATCTAAATATTTTTTTAATAATGTCTCTGGATGAAAAACACAACCTCTTTCCAAAATATCATATAAACTATTATACATCATCATGTATTTTTTCATAACTTCAAAGCTTCCATAAGCCATTTGATCGTTAATACCTCCATAATCTTTACCCTCTGGTATATATAACTTATCATTTTCAATGTTCAAATTTAATTTATCTTTTGATTTTACATCCAATCTATATGATATCACTACATCATAATCTATTCCTGTTTCATTAACATAATTGTTCAACAATTTAAATGCTCTCATTTTATTTACTAACATACACATTGTAGGATGACCTTGTTTATCATTTCTCTTTTTATATTTTGAATGATCAAAATAAACTATTTCTCCATTAAATACAGCAATGGGCTTATATAATTTAACAAAACCATCAACATCTTCATCAAGATCTCGACTATGACTTAAGAAAAAATCTACTTGATTATTTTGAACTATATTCTGCATTATGTTTTGAAAATGTTTATCATAATTTTTAATTCTCCCAAAAAATAAAATAGCAATTCTCATTAAAATTAATTAGAAAAAAATAATTTTATATTAAACTCCATCATATAGACAGGGGCTAAGTATAAAAGAGCATTTTTGTATGCTGTTGTTATATCTGGTTTTGCACTATTAAATGATCCCAAATTATTAAAATCATATATTGATTTTGAATCAAGTATTTTATTAGCTATTCCAACATCTGTTGAAACAATTGGAGTTTTACATAATGCACATTCAAAAATGGCTCTTGGACCTCCTTCAACTCTTGAACTTACTATATATAAATCAAGTATATTATACAATTCATTTATCTCTTTATCATTTAAATTTTCTTTGTATAAATATTTAATATTTTTTTTATTCAATCCATCAATTATATATTGACGATTGTACCCGGTTAATATAACAGTAGGATTTTTGAAATTATCTAATAATTTTAGAAATATATCAGGTCCTTTTTCTAGTTTTGGTGTTTTATTATCTTTCTCTGTATCTCTTTGAAAACTTCCAATCAAAAATTGATCTTTGAATCCCCACTTTTCTCTTAAACTTTTTTTATCATAGATAAAACTATTTTCATTAGGGTCTAATGGCATTGGAAGCTCTATAATTTTTTTATTAGTATGTTTTTTAAGAGATTGGGTTGTTTTGGATGAAATAGAATGATAGAAAGAAGTTATCTTATCAATTTCATCCCATTCTTTTTGATTGAATTTTTTTTCATCTAGATGATGAATTGTAGTAATAATTGGTAAATTAGTTTTGGGTACTTTTTTATATAAATAGTGATTAAATAGCCATATTTTTGTGGCATTTTTAATATCATTTGTGTATTTATCTGAATTATATTTCATCCAACATTCGATAATTTTTTTACTTACCCATTTTTCTTCATAAATTATAAAAATCATAATATCCATAATATTTTTTTTAGCGTTTTTGTTCTTATATAATTTTAAAAATAATATTTAATGAAAATAACTGTTTCTGGATTATGGATTGGACCAGCATTATCTGAAATCGAACAACTTTCCATAAAATCTTTTTTAAATAATAATTACAAATATGATCTTTATGTTTATGATAAAGTAAAAAATATTCCAAAAGGCGTAAATGTTAAAGATGCAGATGAAATTCTTCCAAAAAGTGAAATTTTTGCATATAAAAACAGCAGTTTCTCAGCAGTATCAAATATATTTAGGTTCCAATTATTGTATAAGAAAAATGCAATTTGGGTAGATCTTGATATAATTTGTACAAAATATTACGATTTTAATAAAGATAAATACGTTTTTATTACAGAGCCAGATAAAAGTTATAAAAATGAAAAATTGGGATCCTGTATTATGAAAATACCTAAAAATGATATAATTGCATTTGATGCAATTGAAAGATGTAAAAGAGAGAAAGAAAAAGTATTGAATGGTGAAATTGTTTGGGGAATTGGACCAAGAACAGTTAAATATATTGTGGATAAATATGCCTTATCGAAATACGTAAAAAATTGGAAGTTTTCCAATTGTTGTGCCAATAAACATTTTGAATGTATTATTAATCCCAGTTTCAAAGAAGAAGGCGATTATTTTAACAAAATAGATAAAATACCAGGGGAGAATCATTTCATACATTTATGGAATGAATATATGCGAAGAAATAATGTTGATAAAAATGGTATTCCTGTGAATTCATTTTTACATGATATAAAAACTAAAATATTAAGAGTAAGCCAAGCTAATTCCAATCCCTAAATCTAATGCATTATTAAGCATAGTTAGAGCCATACAAAATACAGTAGTGGCATGAATACAACCAAGTGGTCCAGGAGGGGTAATTTCTTTTCCTGAGTAGGTATCTTTCTTTTTAAGATCTTTTGAATACTTGAAGCCTCCATCTGGCATTTGGTATTCTAGAATTTTATCATATAGTGCAAACAATCTCTTTCTAATTTCTTCAACTTTATGATTTGCTTTTAAACATTTAACTAAAACATAAGCATAATCATAGACACCACAACCTCCCTCATAATTTTCAACTTTCAACATACGATCTGTTATATTCTTTAATACATTCGTATCTATTTCTTTTCCAATTACATCATATGCAGTAAATACTTTCATAATTCCATTTACTAATTGTTCCTCACTTGGATTTCCATGGTACCATCCATCTTTTTTAGCATATTTTTGAAGATTATTAAATACTTCTTCTATTTCACCCTTATCTCCTTTCATATGGCAAAAGAAAATATAATGAGATAAGTGAGCGCCTGCTTTCCAAGGATTCTCCCAATACTTTTCCTCCATAAAATACAATGGTTTGGGAAAATAATTATCTAATTTGACATCATATTTCTTATTTTCTATTATATTATATCCCAAATTAATTAAGGCACTATACGATTGTCTAGATTCACTTATAATTCGATCATTATCTTTATTTTGTTTGAACATATTATCTTCCTGATCCAAAAATGAAATTATTTTATTTCTTATTGAATTTTTGTCAATTTGTATTATACTATCATTATCATTATCAATATAATTTTCAAATATTTTCACCAATTTTGAATAGAGCGAAATTGCACTTAACTGTAGAGTCTCACCTCCCTGTAATGTCCAAGTAAAGTTATTTCTTTCTATACGAAGCATCCAATCTAAGACATTATTCAGCCATTTGGGATTTTGTGGCTGTTTTAAATTAAAGTAATTAAATCCTTTTGGTAAAA